CGTGCTTTCCGTGGGAGTAGCCCTCATTTCCCCTGAGAGCCTCTCTAAGGTGGTTTCCTTGGGTATGGCAGGCATAACTATGGCACTGTTGGCCCAAAGGGCTTAGCCTCTCGCTCCTTTCCTGGACCCACCTGATATAATTAACCTATCAAGAGGACCCCAGGAAAGGAGCCCAACATGTTCCACGGAATTATGAAAGACAGCGCAGTTGTATACGCCGGCACGAAGGCAGTCAAGAAGTCTCGCAGAAAAAGCAAGGACGTGGAGTTCTTCACACCAGAGTTCAAGGCACAAATCAAAGAAGCCTTTGACAGCTGGGTAGAAAGAAACAAGGTGGCCAAATGACTCAGATGACTCTTCCAATCGTGAAGGATGCTGCCAGCGAAAAGCAGGTAGCCTTCATCGATTCACTACTTACCGAGCGTGAGCTCGATGCGATTCAAGTTTCTAGCTTCCGCTCGATGCTTCCAACGCTGACTAAGAAGCAAGCCTCAGGAACTATTGATCTTCTTCTCCGTCTGCCTCAGAAAGCTACAAAGGTTCCCGGAGCTGATAAGTCCGTTCTTCAGGAAGCACTTTCAAGTGCGCCTAAAAGCAAGTACGCAATCCCCGTGAGTGAGCTAGATATCTCGCTCGAAGGTACGCCGCTGACTGGTGACCTCCTGTTCATCGAGGTAAAAGAATACATGGGCAACCTATACATGCGCCGACTAACTGGCTCAGTAGGCGGATTTACCCGTCATCGCGTGCCTTCACAGGATTCAATCACGATTATGAACTTAATCAGCCAGGACCCATACAAGTACGCAAAGATCTTTGGGCAACACTACAGCTGCTGCGGTAGCTGTGGAGCCGAGCTAACAGATCCAGTTTCAAGGGATCTTCAACTTGGGCCTGAATGCCGCAAGAAGTTCGGAAGGTAGGCGATACTATGGCACCTATGGAAGATGTAGCAAAGTACTATAAGCTGAACATCACGAACAGTGATGGTTCTCCTTACATGACACTCTACGTTTCGGGTGACAAGATGCGCAAGGCCAAACACATGTATTCCTTTGACGAGGGATACCAGGTTGAGGCCGAGGCAATGGATCAACTACCCGAAGGAGTAGAACTAGACATCGCCTAAGGCGTCTAGTTCGTAAACAAACATGAAACAAAAAGGTTCTATTTCTGTCCCTTTTTGTTTCCAAAAAACAGCGTCTGATGTTATTATTGGACGCATGACGAAAGGACGTAATACTGATGTGGATATTTACTGAGACTGGATTCGTGAGTGCTGTTCAGCATCGCGAAAACCCTGAGTACCTGATGGTCCGTGCACGTGACCGTCAATCACTCGAATCGCTAGCTGTAATGATTAGCGTCGAGATCAAGTCAACGCCAGATGCCGACTACCCATACCGCCTTGTGGCAAGTAAGGAAGACGTCAAGAGCTGGATGAATGACTCAATAGATTTCCTTGGATATAGCAACTTCAAAAACCAAGTTGCCATTACCCGAGGAAAGGAATACGCCTACACGTTGGGAAGCGTGTGGTCGACGATGCATGAGGTCGAGGACGAGGAATCTCGTAAGCGACTCTCGGAGTATGAATCGTCGTTGGGCTTTAGATAAGTCTAGCGCATTCCGCCAAGCCTGCGGGCTTGGTTGTCCCTGTCCCCTAACAAAGGAGGCTAACTAGCATGCGAGTTTCGAAGATGAAATTAGCAGTGACGTCAGTAGCTTACGCGGTGACACTGATTGCAGTCGCAATGACTGCGTCGTCGCAATTCAATGCTGACTCAAAGGCAGTCGCCAGCGAGTCAGAACAACTAAATAGTAAGCTGGAACCAAAGGTCATACCTGAAGTTTCAGCATCAGTTCGTACTTCAGCTGAGGTGTTTGCTTCCTACCGGAACAGCAAGATACCTCTATCTGGTGGTCAACTCTCAGAGCTTCTAACAGCTGTGGGCTTTGAAGGAGAGGCACATCGGATTGCCTGGGGTATAGCTATGCGGGAATCAAACGCCCGTCCGCTAGCTCATAACAAGAGCACAAGAACTGGTGATAGCTCATACGGCATATACCAAATCAACATGATATTTGATTTGGGACCAGAACGTCGCAAGAAGTTTGGACTTACATCCAACGAGCAGTTATTCGACCCAGTGCTAAACGCACAGGTTGCATTCCTGATGACAGGTGGAGGTAAGGACTTTGGCTCTTGGGGCATTGGTCCTAACGCGTATCGTGAAGGTGCGGGTATGTCCACATTAAAGAGACTTAACCAATACCCAGGTGTTGTCAAAGTCACTTTACCAGAGTAAGGATACATTTAACCTATGAGCGAAAACGAAGATAACTACCAGTCCTATGCGGCTGGTGTCCCTATGGACGAGCCTAAGGCTACAGAGGAGGCGCTGTATGAGTTTACCTCAGCAACGTTTACATCTGAAGATCCTGTGGTAGTGGTTGAGGCTATCGAGCCTGAGCCAACACCTGAACCTGAACCAGCGCCAGCCCCAAAGGCTAAGGCAAAGGTACGGGTCGAGGATACGGAGGCTGCCCACGTGGTAGGCCTTGGTGATAAGGACGAGGTAGTCCTCGCCCAGTGTGTGTATAAAAACATATATGCACGCAAGTCACTAACCGTACATCACCTACAGCGCCGCCTTGCGGAGCTAGGGTACGGCGATGCCTCAGCAGATCTTGATGGCTGGTACGGTGACCTAACCAAGGAATCCGTAAGGCAATACCAGGGAGATAATAACCTTGAGGCAACAGGCGTCATGGACGCTGACACCCTTAGGCGTATCTTCAATGGCGACCCAAACGTACTGGTCGTCGCCCCAGAATAACAGTTAACAATAGTAAGAGGCCTGGCTATATGTCAGGTCTCTTTCTATTTCTATAACTATAGACGCTCAGCCTGTAGGCTAGCTCGCAACACAAAGGCTGGCAGGTCTGCTCGTTACTCGTAGGTAAGCTAACTTCCACTCAGATGTTTTGTCTGCTAGCTGCTAGCCTCTAGCTCGCTAGCTTCATCTGTCTACACATAAGACATAGACACTACAACTATAAAAATAAATATAAACTACTTATAGATAGTGTAGACAGGTATATCTACACATTATTTATCCATAGTACTTTACAGCCTTTTTGCTACAAAAACTTATGAAGGACAGGCACCTGCCTGCCTCTGCTTCCATTTCTCCCACTTCTTAGCAGAAAGATCTTTCACAGAAAAAAATGTTGGAGACACTTGGAGAGACTTCTCCCGTATACAACCTCGGTCTCTCACGCCCAAGGCAATTAGCCTTAACGTACTATTTATTACTCCTCAGTACATAAGTATTCCGCCCTGGTTCTAAAGCGCACGATAACATGTTATAATATACACATGACAAAACATACTAAGCAAGGTCACGTTCTTCCACAGGAGGTACTTGACACCTTCACCTCGCTCTCTGCTAGAACCACTAGTAATGAGCTCGAGCGCAACGCCTACATAAAGGCACTTCGCGAGCGCGGCTGGACACTTGACTCAATTGGCATTGCCGTTGGGGTCACCCGTGAGCGTATTCGTCAGATTGCAGTTGCCGTCCCGATGGGTGAGGCTATTCGTGTCGCCGCAAATGGGTATCCAATTCCTGAGCCGCCAAAGATCATTGAGAAATCTTCACCGCAGTTTGTTGAACCATCCGAGGAAACGCTAAAGCGTCTACTTGAGCTTCAACCGTATGCACAACAGGTACGTTCATATGGAAAGGCTTATCGCAAGGAGGCTGAGGAGTACACCTGGTTGGTTAACTATGCCCACACTGTTGAGGGTGTAACTCTGTATCGTCTTGCAAAGCGTCTTGGCGTTACGCACGGCGCTCTTCGTTTTCGTCTTGCACGTTACGGATACAAGGCTCCTGTTTCAGGTGCGTCAAAGGCGTACACTCCAATCCTAGAAGAAAATCGCATCAACCTTCGTCCTACAGAATAAGGTAGTAACATGGCAGAGTCAATGGCAGAAAGAATCGCCAAACTATCTCCCGAGCAAAAGGCTATGGCGCTTCAAGGATTTGATCCTGAGCGCTTACAGTGGGACTGGTCGTTTTGGGGTCGTCCCGAGCAGCAACGCCCTGAAGGCGATGACTGGAACATCTGGCTTTATCTTGCAGGCCGCGGTGCTGGAAAGACTCGCACCGCCGCGGAGTGGATAAGAGAAGAAGCAAAGTACACAAACAAGGGACAGATACGTTTTGCGCTTGTTGCTCGTACTGCCGCTGACGTTCGTGACGTTATCGTCGAAGGCGAGTCAGGTATCATCAACGTGACGCCTCCAAGTGAGCGCCCGCTGTATGAACCGTCAAAGAGAAGATTAACTTGGCCAAATGGAAACACGGCTACATGTTTCACCGCAGATGAGCCGGATTCACTTCGTGGTCCGCAATTTACACACGCCTGGGGTGACGAGGTTGCCGCCTGGCGTCAAACTCCTGACGCGGCAGGTATGACCGCGTTTGATAACTTACGTGTTGGTACACGTCTTGGATCTAATCCTAAGATCGTCGTTACTACAACTCCAAAGAGAGTTCCTCTTCTTTATCAACTAATGGCCGAGGCTGAAAAAACTGGAAAGGTTATCATTACCCGTGGTTCGACTATGGATAACCAGGGAAACCTGTCTAACGCTTATCTAGACGCCATCAAGGGCGTATATGAAGGAACTCGGCTAGCACAGCAGGAACTATACGGCGAGATGCTCTCGGACGTAGAGGGTGCGCTCTGGACACCAGATCTTATTGACCGTAATCGTGAGTCGCAACTTCCAATGGGAACACCATTACGTGTTGTTGCCGTTGACCCGTCGGTTGCAGAGAATCCTCGGGATGAATGTGGAATTGTTGTTTGTGCGTCAACTGGCGAGCGCGATTTGTATAAGCGCAACTCGTGGGTACTTGAGGACGCAACCGTTCACGGCTCTCCTGACGTGTGGGCAAACAAGGTAGTTCAAATGGCACGCAAGTGGGGTTGCCCTGTGGTCGCGGAAGTTAACCAAGGTGGTGCGCTCGTTCGCAACGCAATTAACACCATTGATCCAAGCATTAAGGTTTTAGAGGTTCACTCCAAGTATGGCAAGGCTTTACGTGCAGAGCCGATCACGCTCGCATACGAGCAAGGCCGTGTTCATCACGTTAACTATCTTGCAGACTTAGAGAGCCAGATGATCTCGTGGATTCCTGGCGAAGGTAAGTCTCCAGACCGCGTTGACGCTTTGGTACACGCATTAACCGCGCTCCTCATTAAACCTCCTGCTGGTTTTGTTGGTGGAAAGATCACCGCGCGCTCTATGGCAGGTCGCAAGATTCCAAGCGATAGAACTGGCGGTGTTTTTAAAGTTCGCTAGTGTACACAACATGTTATCGTGTACGTTATGGAAGAGAAGCGTCGTCCCGCACGTAAGCAGGAACTACCAGCGTCTGAGGTTCAGCTTCTTTCTACTCTATTTCACAAGGAGTTCTACACCCGCGTAGGACAGTTGTTCGAGGCAGGTTGGCCTCTTCAAAGTATAGGTAACGCGTGTAATCCTCCGCGTAGACGTTCTACAGTTAAGTTTTGGGTTGCCCGTAAACATGAGCATTCTCCTCTCGATGTACCGGTCCCTCTGCCTAAGCTTAAGACAGGACCTCGCGGTTACGTATCACGACGCCCAGTCTCTCCAGGAATAAGTGAAGCAGAACGCACACGTATCGAGCAGTTGTCTCCGCTGGCTCGTCGCTACCGTTCAAAGATGACAGGGTTCTCCCCACAGGCAACTGCCAATGAAGAACTTACAGCTATTTGCACTCGTCTTTACGAGTCAAACGTTCCAGTTCGCGAGCTTGCCGAGGCGGCAGGCGTTACATATCGCGCAATGGCAAGAAGGCTAGGTAAATGAAAATACTACAAGACGTATTTCCAGCGTTTGTTGGAGTTGCCCAGCCAGACCTCGTTCCTACGCTGCAGGATCTTAAGTCTGCGCCAATTACCGTTGGTGCCTATCAGGTAACAAAGGCTCGTATCGTTGTGACCGACGAGGTGGTAATGGTTGCGGTAGACGGTAACGAAGGGCCAATGATTATCTTCCGTGAACGGTACACCGAACATCACAAGTCAAATGTACGAACCGAGGATTCCTATATCCTCACCGAGACGGGCAAGATGCTCGCCTATAAGAAGGACGAGAACTGCGGTTGCGGTTCACGTTTACGCTCG